GCCGCCGATGTCGGGGCCTTCCACGACTCCCACGCCTTTGCGTCTTCTTTAACTGCTTTAGCTGTCTGCTGGCTGATTAGTTCGGCGTTGGCCTGTGCTAGGGCGAGCTGTGTTTCTGCGGCTTCTTTACTCACGGCAGATAGCTGAATCATGCCGTCAGTCAATTCAAGCGTACCCGATGTTGTCTGCTGGAAAGTATCTTTTAACTGTTTCTGCGCCGCATCTAAGTCTTTGGTACTGGCCTCTGATGCAGTCAGTGATTTATAGAGTACACCGCCAACGGCAGACGCCAGCGCGATGACAGCGCCGAGCACCGCGCCACCAGGGCCGAACGCACCGGCTAACTGTGAACCTTGTTGCCCAATAGCGACGAAGGCAGAAGTGCCAGATTGAAGCTGGACGACCATGTCCTGTACCTGGAAGCCTACCTGTTGTGCGCCGTTACGGAACTTAGCAAACCCATCAGAGGCCGCTTTACTGGTTGCCGTGTTAGCCTTACCAACATCTGGAGTTAGCTGGTTTATGGCATTATCGGCTTTAGTAGCGGACGCCGCAAAGTTATCGAGCTGCTTTGCCCCAGCGTCGGCACCTTCTGTTTTTACCCTCGCGACAAGCGAAGCTGTATCAGCCATCTTCTCGGCCCTCAAATATGGCGTCTAAGCCCATGATGATTTCAGTTTCAAGATAACTGATTCTCTGCCCGGTAGCCTCTTTATAGGATATCAGGTCTTGCCACCGCAGCATGTCGCGCGGGTATATCACAATACTATCACCATTGTCGCGCTGTACAAATTTAAGCTCGCGGTACTTCTCCATAGTCCCGATAAAAAGAGGGGGGCACTCTGGCCCCCTGTCTTCTTTCCGTTCGGCACTTTTGATTAGTCCCTGAGCTATCATAAACGCCTCATGGCCCGCCGATATATTATCGAATTGCTGCCGTTTGTGCTTATCGACGTATTGCCATTTGGCGTATTCGTACAGCGCTATAACTTTGCGTTTAAGGCGTCGCGGCTGGTTGTATGGTGTTTAGCCACCATTTCAGCGAGTCCGCGGTACTGCTCTAGCAGCGCACGGAAGGCTTCGGGGGTAAAAGGCTCCGGTACATCGTCTGTGGTAAACGACCAGCCCGTGACAATAGCCTCGGCCAGGTCTTTGTTGAGGCGCTCGACAGCGTAGCCGTGCTGGTCGTTGTACTCGGAGAAATCTTCTTTAGCCTTACACTTAGCCTCGAGCGCTGCCAGGTCGTCATTAAGCTGGCGAATTGCTGCCGTGTATGCGCGTCCGGCTTTAATCGACTCGTCGCAGTCAGGGCCGCGCACCTGTAGCCACTCCCCGGAGTCCGCGCCAGACGGCAGCATGATTGACATTCTTGAGCCTTCGGCGTGGCGGTCTGCGAAATAGAAATCTTTCAGTTGCATCATTTGTCCTTTGGTTAGTCGGTTATCGGTTGATTGTAGCGTCAGGCGGGAACCACCCGCTTTTCCGGTGCGACCGTAGGCGCTGAACTATTTTAGCGGTTTTATTGCGCTTTGGCTAATGGCGTGTATATTAGAGCGATATTAATCAAGAGGAGCGGCACAATGGAACTTATTATCAGCCTGGCATCGTTTGTTTTATCAATCGTTATCATCTACTACGTCATCCGAAAGGCCACTAGCGCAGAGGAACATCTGGCGGTGTTGCGTGCTATTTTAGAGAATCAACAAAAAGGAAGCGAAGCTGTAGAAGAGGCTATGCGCGCCATGCGTGGCACTTCCACTGATACCGAGGTTGTGCGCAGCGCTAAGACAGAGGCTGATTACTTGCGAGAAGCCCGAGCAAAACACGGGTACTGAACAAAAAAAAAGGGGGCCTCAGGCCCCTTTCTCTTATGTGTAAGAAAGGCGTTGAATAACCAATGATGACTGCGTTGCGTTGCCAGTACCCTGCCCTTCAATTGACAGTGTAACAGCCTCGGGCGCTGATACTTCTGGTGTTGCCGCTGTAAATTCTGCGGTAGGCATAGTAAAGCTCATTGCCCCACTTGTTCCGGTAAGAATCGCAGATAAACTGGTCTGCGTTTCATTCAGGAACCGATTGATAAGCGTCATGTCGTATAACTTACCCGTCATACTGAAGGTGTTAGCCGCCCGGCCACGTTCAACATAAGCAATATCTGGAGAACCTAGCGCGAATTGCGCCGAAGCCGAGTTGTCGTTGGTAAACGTCAGGCTGTCGATAAGCTGCAAGGGTGCCGAGCCATCGAACACGGCAACGTCAACACTGGCGAACGGCTCCGCAGTAAAGGTTTGCGTGAAGGTAGAGCCTGTTGGCGGCGCGGTTAGAATCTGCTGCTTCATGCCAATCAATGGGAAAGACCCTGTGACCATGGCATTAACGGCTAACTCAATTGAGAAACCGCCGAACTCAACGCCTGTCGTCAGGAGATATGAGTCTACCGTCCCACACTTGCCTTTGAACCATGTAAGGATTGAGTAAGTCTTACACAGGTTGCCGGTGCCAAGCGTATCGCCCGTTTTTAAATCCGTTGTTGCTGCGACCGCTGTGGTTAATGGAGCCTGAATGCCTGCCCCGGTAACTACAGTAGCAGTCACCGCAGTAGCAATGAATGGCAATCCATTATTACCAGGAAGGCCGTGGAAAGCTACAAGACTGCCAACTTTGACGCCATCAGTGACAAAGCTACCAACTGAGCGCGTGAATGTTTTCGCAGTGGCATCAACGGCGATAGTGACGCTGGCGATTGAGATGCCTGCCACCCAGTTATTTGTCATTGCCCCGGCGAGTAAATCATCTTGGGATTTTTGACTCAGCTCGATAGCAAATTCACCCGTAGCCTGTTTATTGCCCGTGCGGATTGAAGTGGTTTCCCGGCTGCCGTCCAGCTCGTTAGATACCAGAGCATCACGCGTTACTGCGGGGACACCACCCGTATTACGAAGGGGCTTCCATGAAGGGCTTGCAGGAGTTGTCCCCGCGGTTACCTCTTCAATATAAAAACTGGCGGTTGTCGCGCCCCTGTATGGTTGAATTGACATGTTATAACCTCTTAGTGAAGGCAAGGAAATTAATCGTTAAAGGGCGCTTTGCCCACCCATTCTGCACAATCAGAGGCCCCAGGCTTACGGATTGCACTTCGGCGCAGATGTCGTTACGAGAGAATGATACACCAGCCCGGTATAATGCGTTAAGCTTGTCCGCCATTTTATTGATAGACGCACTCCCTTTCACCGAAGCGTAGTTGATGTCCACCTGATAAATACCACCGCGTTGTTCACTGAAACCTAAATCAGCCTGTTCGGTATCCGCCAATAGCATGTAGCTAGCCAGATATGGCGTTGCGGTATTCGTCGGTGCGTCGATGTTCTCCAGCGCAACGGCAATACTGTTAGTGCTGCCGAAGGTCATCAGTGAGACATCGAATACTTTGGTTAGGTCTTCAAAATATGAGGCCATTTAGCGCACCTTTGCGGCTTCTTCGTCGATTAGTTGCTGGAATCTTATCACATTTACACGGACGACACCTTGAGGGGCCTGGCGAGAATATCCACCGACAGTGTTTGGCCCGTCGCCAGGGTAGCCACCGTATTCGATAACGTTTGCATACGGCAGGTTGTTAGCCAGCACGAAATCAAACCATAACGGATTCTTTAGCACCACATCTGCCATAGTGTTTATCGCTGCGGCCCCTGTTGGGTCACTCCCGGCCAGAACGCTTTTAGCTGGAACAGAATACGTGGCCTGCCAGTTCATTCGAAAACGCCCGGTATCGACAGGGCTTGCTTTGATGATGGCGCTGAACAATTTAAGCGATACCTGACGCATCACTGTTTCGTTGTTCTTCTTCGTCTTCTCAACAAAGTTGCGCACATCAAGAGTGAAACTCATTTTCTCACCGTGATAAACCAGGCCACGATATCGTCGTTAACCTGTTTCTTTTCGATAGCGACGACAGACCATTGGTCGCCAGAGAACTCAACCTTGTCTTCCATCTTCGGCAGCACGCTATAGTCGGCTTTTACGACCATATCGCCAGCTTGTATGGTAGTCCCGTTAATAAGGCCGACGTTAACAGGAACAGGAACCGCAGTAAGAGGAATCTGAGTATCAGGCGAGGTAACGTACTCTCCTAAAACGGGGTCCCATACTTTCGCACCTGCGCGTAGCAAAGTAACAGTGCTGCCGTATTTACCGAGCAGTTTCGTCGCTACGCCCTGCATCTTTTTACTAAATGCGGTGCTCATTATGCGGCCTCAAGGCGGGAGATAACCAATAGTGCAGACGGTGCAGTTCCCCACGCCGCAACGGTCGCAGCCTGCTGATAAAGGCCACCAAAGTTAGCCCCTGCGCTATCACGCATAATCTGAACCTGGAACGTTTGACCTGCGGTAGGGTTAGCGACAACGCGGGATTCAATAACAAATATAGCTTCCGTTGGCGATATCTTTACCGCTGAAATGCTTCCTGCTGGCGCACCCGCTAACAATACGCGGGCCAGTATGATTGATATCCCTGTAGCGCCAGTACGACCACATTGCAATTTAATTCGAATGGCATAATTACCGGCTTGGTTAAATGTCACCAGACCCGCAGAGTTAATCATTACTGGATTGGCGGCAGAGCCTTGTGCGGCACCGAAGACAACGTTTAACGGTGTGTCGACGGCTGTTGGCGTTTGCGTCGCTACGGAGGACGCGCGCAACACTTCGACTTCCTTAACTCCCGGATTCGCATAAATAGGCGCATCCGCCATTTGGGTTAAAACGCCTCGTAACGCTTCGGGCGTAATAGCCCCGGAGGTGTTATCTGGTAGGTCGGCCCCAATCTGGGCAAATATCTCTGATTTAGTCTTTGCCATGATTAGCCTCTGTAAACGCGGAACTCGAACCCGTTAGTCGAACCGCATAGCAGCGGGCCTAGTGCGTCCATAGCTGCCGTGATGGTTGTAGTCGAGCCGCTAACACCGTTGTTGAAGTACTCGACGGTTACAGCGCCTTCTACGCGCTCAAGAGACGTCATGCGGCCGTCAGAGGATGCGCGTACGTCCGTGCCTTTGCCATACTCGGCAGCCGCAGCTATTTGAGCCTGGATAATCTGAAACGGGATAGAATCGCTTGGCACTGGATAGCCAAATAAGGTAACGCCTTTACGTGGGTAGGCCAGTGCTTGCGCAGGAGACACACGAGAACCGCACATTTGCGGCTCCTGCAATCCGACATAAGCAGCGCCATTGCGCAACGCTCGTTCGGCTTCGGTATCATCTTCAGGAAGAACAATCCCATAACTCTCGGCATACGCTCTCGCATCTTCGAGAGACACATACGAATCCGCATTAGGGATTATTTCTCCCGTTTCAACGATGAGCGGCATGGATTATTCCTCGTCTTCCGCGGCGTTACGGCGACGGGATTTACGCGCAGGGGCTTCGTCTTCTTCCAGGTCGGCAGGCTTGAATTTCTCATCAACGACGCGGAAACCTTCACGATGGTACTTTTTCTTTTCTTCGATGCTGATTGGCATCTTGACGTATTTAATTTCCAACATAGCTACCTCTTAGTAAAACGGGGACCGTAGCCCCCGTTTAATTTACTGTCTCACTACCGATATTACTTGGTAGCGTCACCGATTGCCAGCGTACCCAGGGTATGCTTATTCTCGGCAACAGCTTTATCCCAGTTGGACGCAGTAAACAGCTCCGCATCCAGCGGAGATGCACCGCCGTTGG